TTGACTGGTTCACAAGTAGCTAATTTAGAAAATTATATTTCTTCAACAACGTCAATTTTAAACACCAGAAGAACACAAGATTGGAATTTTCATCAAAATTCTATGCAAATTTTAGAAGATGAAGCTTTTATACAACAATTTAGTAATTTAGGAGGAACACAATCTTATCTATTAAATAATATTATTGGAACTCCAAATTTAGTTGCAAACTTAACATCAAATATCACATAATGACCACATATACATTACCTTTATCTTCAAATACAATTGATTTATTGGCCAACTCAGCAGGTTATAATGTCACATCTGCTGGAGTAAATTTTCCTGGCGGAATTACTTTAACTACAAATTTGTCTGATCCTTTGCCTTTTGATTATTATGATTTATTGGCAGCAAACGCATATAATTTAGCGCAATCTGCATACGATTATGCCAACACACTTGCTGGAGGTGCTTCAACTGATAATGTAGCTCGACAAATAGCTTTATCTGCTCAAGCCAATACAATTATTATACAAGGTGTTGATGTTACTCAGAATACAGCCATTTCTATTATACAAGGTGTTGATGTTACTCAGAATACAGCCATTTCTATTATACAAGGTGTTGATGCCACTCAAAATACCAACATAGCAAATAAATTAAGTTTAACTGGTGTTTTAGATCAAACTATTGCCGGTAATGTAACTATAAGTGGTACAACCAACATACAACAGTTAAATATTGCAGGCTCTTCATTTATAAACACCAATAGAGCAATTACTCGATATGGCACAACCCACAATGTACTAGGATCAGGTGATGGTACTAGAGATATAGATTTAAGTCTAGGTAATTTTGTATCAGCAAATGTGACTGGAATAACGACATGGACTTTTTCTAACCCACTTGCTGATCCTGCAGCGACTGGATTTGTTTTAGAATTAACAAATGGTGGATCTGCTGCACTAACATGGCCATTATCAGTTCAATGGCCTGGTGGCACAGCTCCATCTCTCACAGAAGCCGGAATTGACGTATTAACATTTATTACAGATGATGGCGGAACAACATATCGTGGTGTTGTTTCCATGTTAGATAGTAAAACACCAGAAGAAATTCCACCAGAAGAAATTCCACCATAATAATAAGTTGATGAAAAATAAAAAATTCGAAATTTTGCATTCCGGCCCTAAAATTTTTTGACACGAATTCAAATACTAAAAAAGCGATTTTACTCCTAGAGTAGAATAAATAAACAATGGCAACCTTAAAGAAACTATACTCCGACATAGACTTCACATTCACCCGTAAACCGGTGACCAATGATGTCGCTTTAAGTTTTGATGAGATGGCGGTGATTCGTTCAGTCCGAAACCTTTTATTGACCAATCATTACGAAAGACCGTTTCAACCAGAATTAGGCTCAAATATCAACACATTATTGTTTGAACCTATTTCACCTATTACATCTTCATCGTTACAGACTGAAATTGAAAACATGATTACCAACTATGAGCCTCGTGCTCTGGTGAAAAGTGTTACTGTGAATGCACAACCAGACAAAAATGCGTATGAAGTGAGTTTAGAATTTTACATACAAAATGCAACGCTACCAACAACAGTTACCATCCTTTTAGAGAGAAATAGATAAAATGGCAGGCGAAAATTCAAATATTCAAATTACCGATTTGGATTTTAATACAATTAAAACCAATCTAAAACGGTATTTACAAGCTCAGACCACACTTCAAGATTATAACTATGAAGGTTCTGCACTTTCTACTCTACTAGATGTTCTTGCATATAATACACAATATCAGGCATACTATCTGAACATGGTGGCCAACGAGATGTTCTTGGATTCAGCATTACAACGAGCTTCTGTTGTTTCTCACGCCAAACTATTAAACTATACTCCACAATCGGCAGCCGCACCACGAGCTCAGATTGATTTGGTGGTGAACAATGTAACGACCAGCTCTCTAACTCTACCAAAATTTACCAGTTTTCTCTCCGAAGCAATTGATGGCGTCAGTTACAGGTTTGTTACACTTAATTCAACGACAGAAAACACCGATTTTGCCAATAACACAGTAACTTTTGATAATCTGGTGATTAAACAAGGTGAACCAGTTACTCTTTCATTTACCTATGATTCTGCGGCCAATCCAACGGCAATCTTTGAATTACCTGACACCAATGTAGATACGACTACTATCTCTGTTGTTGTTCAACAAAGTACATCCAATTCTTCTTCACAAGTATTCACATTAGTTGATGACTATTTGGCACTCAACGGCACAACCAAGGCTTTCTTTTTACAAGAAGCAACAAATGGTTTCTATCAAATTTATTTTGGTGATGGTATACTAGGTGAAGCACTAACGGATGGTAATGTAGTGTCTGTATCATATATCATCACGTCAGGCACAGCTGCAACGGATGCCAATAACTTTGTATTGATGGATACAATCTCTGGTTTTTCAAGTTCAACGATTACACCAGTACAAGCTGCAACACAAGGTGCAGAAAGAGAAACGATTGAATCAATTAAATATACAGCACCAAAATCATATGCAGCTCAAGGCCGTGCAGTAACTAAAGAAGATTATATTTTTCTAATTCAAAACAATGCAGGTATATTTCCAGTTGATTCAGTCAATGTGTGGGGTGGAGAGGAAAATGATCCACCAGTCTATGGTGTTGTGTTTGTGGCTATCAAACCAAGTGGTGGTTATCTATTAACACCATCACAGAAATCAATCATTGAAGAACAAATCATTAAACCTATTTCTGTTCTGACAGTTCAACCAAGAATTATTGATGTTGATTATAATTATTTGGTCATTAATTCAAATATACTATACGATCCAAAGTTAACAACACTTACTTCTTCACAGTTACAAACACAGGTGTTGACGGCTATTCAAGGATTTGCAGCCGACACACTCAACACTTTTAACTCTACATTTCAACTTTCAACATTAATTTCCACGGTACAATCAGTCAGTTCTTCTTTTATCACAAACGATGCATCAATTACCTTACAGAAACGGCTTGTTCCAAGTTTAACATCATCAACAACGTATACACTAAAATATGGAACATCATTGAAAAAAGATATTTTTGGTAAAAGTGTTAGTGTTACACCAACATTTCAGATAATTGACGTTGATAATAATAGTGTGGTGCGAGATTCTGTATACTTAGAAGAAACTCCATCATCAACAACATATGTTGAATCAATTTCTATTAGTAATCCTGGTTTTGGTTATACATCAACACCAACTGTAACCATTCTTGGTGATGGTACAGGTGCCACGGCAAGAGCAACCGTAGTAAATGGTCAAGTAGATAGTATCACAATTATTGATGTTGGGGTTAATTATACACAGGCCATTGTGCAAATCACATCAACCGATGGTAATGGATCCTTAGCGTTTGCTGTGGCTATTCTTGCTGGTAATAAAGGTACATTAAGAACCTATTACTTCGAAAACAATGTTAAAAAGATTCTCAACGCCAATGCTGGTACAGTAGATTATGCTCAAGGTATTGTAACACTCACCGATTTTAATCCGTCTGCAATTAACAATTCTTTGGGTGTATTAAGTGTTCAGGCAGTACCAACATCCACCATTGTATCTTCTGCAAGAGATAAAATCATTACTCTTGATAATACCGATCCCAATGCTATCAATATTAATATTGTAGCCAAAGTTTAATACATGATACCAAACGATTACAAAACATCACTGCTGATTCCTCAGCAGCTTCCCGAATTTGTTCGAGATAATATTGACTATTCTACTTTTGTTGATTTTATTCAGGCATACTATGAATGGTTAGAAACTGCTTACTCAGCCAACGGATCAGTTACGACAGCCAACACAAGTGGTGAAGGTGTAACTTATGGTGCCAAGAATCTACTCAATTATATGGATGTGGATTCTACACTCGATGGTTTTGTTTCATACTTTCTAAAAGATTTTCTACCGTATATACCAGAAGATGCTCTAACAGATAAAAGAAAACTGTTAAAGATTGCAAAAGAGTTTTATCTTTCAAAAGGTACTGAGAAATCATATCAATTTTTATTTCGTGCATTATATGATTCACAGGCCGAGATTTTCAATACATCAGATGTTATCCTAAAGGCTTCTGATGGTAAATGGATTGTATCCAAATCATTACGAATTAACTCAACTGATTTAAATTTTTTACAAATTAATAACCTAAGATTGTTTGGTGAAACTTCAC